TACAATCGGACCCATTAATGATAGAGCTTAATTATGTCAGGAATTTCAATTTACACATACGATACACTTAAACAAGCAATCAAAGATTATACTGAGGTTGATGATAATGTGTTTACAACAGCTATCTTAGATGGTTTTATAATGGCTGCTGAGTATAGAATTAATAATGATTTACCTATGGACTCAGATAGATTTGTACAAGAAGGTACATTATCTACAAATAATAATACAATTAATTCCCCAGCTGGTGCTTTATTTATTAGAGGTGTTGAAGTATTTAACTCAACAACTGATTCTACGGGCACAGGTAGTTGGTTAGAAAAAAAAGATCAAACATATTTATCAGAGTTTACAAATAGATTGACTGGAACAGCGGGTGATTTGACTGCGCAAGATGTAACAGGTTTTCCCAAATACTATGCAATGTTTGGTGGTGCAACACTTAAAACAGACACTACTTCTGGAGGCCTATATATTGCTCCTACACCAGACGCAGCTTATAAATTTAGAATATATTTTAACAAAACTCCTCTGGGATTAGGCTCAGGAAATGATGGAACTGCTACTACGTATATAAGTAATTACTTCCCACAAGGACTATTGTATGCTTGTTTAGTAGAAGCATTTGGGTTCTTAAAAGGTCCAATGGAGATGTTGACATTGTATGAGAATAAGTATAAAACTTCAATACAACAGTTTGCAGGAATGCAGTTGGGGAGAAGAAGAAGAGACGACTACACTGACGGTACTGTTAGGATACAAGTCAAATCACCTTCACCGTAAATAAATTAGGAGATAAAAAATTATGACAATAGCATCAGCAGTATGTAGCAGTTTCAAAACAGAAGTTTTAAAAGCAATTCACAATTTTACAAATGGTGGAAATCAATTTAAATTAGCATTGTATGTAAGTAGTGCAAACTTAGGTGCAGCCACTACGGCTTACGCAACTAATCCAGGTGGTGGAGGTAACACTGAAGTAGCTAACGGAAATGGTTATACTACTAAAGGAATTGCACTTACAAATGTAACACCAGCTTTAGATGGTACGACAGCAGTATGTGATTTTTCTAATGTATCTTTTACATCAGCTTCATTTACAGCTAACGGTTGTTTAATTTATAACGAAACAGCAACTGGTGATCCAGCAGTTTGTTCTATCGCATTTGGTGGAGATAAAACTGTAACAAACGGAACTTTTACAATTGAGTTTCCAGCAGCAAGCGCAAGCGCAGCAATCCTTCGTATAGCATAAGGAGTAACTCCTTATGTCGGTAGCTAAAACCTTCGTAGTAACAGTCGCCAACCCAGGTGCTGGTAATAGATATTACATAGACGGAGTTTTACAACAAACTGTTAATCTTATTGAAGGAAACACATATAGGTTTGATCAATCAGATAATACTAATGGTGGACACCCCTTTAAATTTTCTACAACAAGTAATGGTACACATGGCGGCGGATCTGAATATACCACCGGTGTAACTATTAATGGAACACCTGGACAAGCTGGATCGTATACTGAAATAGCTGTAGCTATTGGGGCTCCTCAACTTTATTATTATTGTCAATACCATTCAGGAATGGGTGGACAAGCAAACACAGTTGATTCATCAGTAACAAGAATATTTACAGTAACAAAAATTAGTACTGGTTCCGGAAATAAATATGTTATTGATGGAGTTCAACAACCTACCCTAACTCTTGGAGAAGGTTTTACTTATAGATTTGATCAGTCCGATAGTTCTAACTCAGGTCATCCTTATAGATTTTCTACAACAAGTGATGGTACTCATGGTGGAGGGTCCACATATACTACTGGTGTAACTACTAGTGGAACACCTGGTCAACCTGGAGCATACACTCAAATAGCTGTAGCAGCTTCTGCACCACAACTTTATTATTATTGTACTGTACACTCAGGAATGGGTGGAGCCGCTAATACTGTAGGTGGAGATACTTGGGGAATTGCTACATGGGGACAAAATAGTTGGGGAAGTCAGGATGGAGTTGATTTAACTCTTACTGGACTTTCAACTACATCATCACAGGGGTCACTTACAACTTCCATTATAGAAACAGCCGGTTGGGGTTCTGATGAATGGGGTTCTGAAAACTGGGGTGAGTCGAGTCTTGACGTATCATTAACCGGTTTATCAACAACTTCTTCTGTTGGTGCAATAACCTTAGATTCACAAACAATGGGTCTAACCGGACTTTCAACAACTTCCGCAGTTGGGTCATTATCTTTGACAACTAGTCTTTCACTAACACCTACAGGACAATTAGCGACTTCTGCATTAGGTTCTATAGGTTCAATAGATCAAGAGATAGTGGGTTTAACAGGACTTGCAATGACTTCTTCTGAAGGAGCTATTGCACCTATATCAAATGAAGAGGTAGGACTAACGGGTCAATTGGCAACTTCTTCTTTAGGGGCTGTAACTATTTTTGCTGGAGGTATTTTAACTATCGCTGGGGTAGGATCAACTTCTGCAGTGGGTAGCGTATCTATAACAGGGGCCACATCAATTACATTATCTGGGTTGTCAACAACAGCGTCTGTAGGTGCACCCAATGTTAATATAACACAATTGTTAACTGGACTATCGACAACAGCATCTGTAGGTTCAGTTAATATTAATACAGCTTTCGTATTAAATGGTCAATCGGCAACGGCATCTGTGGGATCTGTACTTGCAGGAATAGGGGTTTCATTAACAGGAGTATCAACAACTTCATCTGTAGGTTCAATTTCACCTGTTGATGTAATGGGTTTAACAGGTGTATCAGCAACAGCTAGTGTAGGAAACCTTGTTGTACTAGGATACCAAGATGTTGACATAGTAGGTAATACATCGTATACAGACATAACACATGTAGCATAGGAGAACAAAAATATGGCATCAACATTTACAGATCTCGGTATAGAATTAATGGCAACTGGCGAAAATGCTGGTACTTGGGGAACAAAAACAAACGCTAACTTAAATCTTATAGAACAACTTACGGGTGGTGTTTTAAGTTTATCTATTGCAGGTGGTGCAGGAACTACGGCTTTAGATATAGATGACGGTGCTTTAACAGGTACTGCTCAACAAAGAGTTATAGAATTTACGGGATCAATAACTGGAAACAGAATTGTAACTTTCCCATTACTTACAGAAAATTTTTACATTATTAAAAATGGTACTTCAGGTGCTTACACAGTACAATTAAAAGCAGCATCTGGTTCAGGTGCAACAGTTACTTTTTCAGCTACAGACAAAGGTATAAAAATTATTTACCTTGATGGTGTTGCAACAAACACTGGTCTTTTTCAAATCAATGATAATTTTTCTGGTCTAGTTGTTGGGACTAATGTTCAAGCTTATGATGCAGATCTAACTGCAATAGGTGGTTTAGCAAAAACTGACAGTAATATAATTGTTGGTAATGGATCAACTTGGGTTGCAGAAAGTGGTTCTACTGCTAGGACTTCTCTTGGTGTAGCTATTGGAAGTAATGTCCAAGCTTACGACGCAGATTTAACGGCAATTGGTGGTTTAGCAAAAACTGATAGTAATATAATTGTTGGTAATGGTTCAACTTGGGTTGCAGAAAGCGGTGCTACTGCTAGAACTTCTTTAGGACTAGGTACAGCAAGTAACGTAGAATTTGAAGATACTAGAGTAGATTCTTTTGGAGTAGGAACTGCTGCTTCAGGAACAACTGGAGAAATAAGAGCTACTAACGATGTAACTGCTTTTTATTCTTCTGACGTTGCACTTAAAGAAAACATTGTTAATATACCTAATCCATTAGAATCTTTAAAAAAATTAAATGGAGTTTTATTTGATTGGAAAAAATCTTACATAGACCAAAGAGGTGGAGAAGATGGATATTTTGTAAGAAAAAGAGATGTGGGTGTTATAGCTCAAGAAGTAGAAAAAGTTTTACCAGAAGCAGTTGGTCAAAGACCAGATGGAATTAAAGCAGTTAAGTATGATAGACTGACTTGTTTGTTAATCGAAGCAGTTAAACAATTACAGGATAAGGTTGAAAGCTTAACAAAAAAGGTGGGATAGTAAATGTCGGTTCCTTCTACAAATACTAAATTATCAGGAATTCAAACAGAATTCGGTGGATCAAATCCAATAGCTTTATCAGAATATTATTCAGGTGGTCCTTTAGTACCAGCAGGAGTACCCGCTCCAAACGGACCTATTCCTAGTTCAGGGGCAATTACAGTAGGTGATTTTAGAGGTGCTACGAATGCATCATATGTAACTGCAAGTGGTGGAGCAGTAACAACTTCTGGTGATTTCAAAATTCATGTGTTTACAGGAAATGCTACTTTTAGTGTTAGTAATGCCGGTAATCCTGCGGGATCTACTTCTGTTACGGCTACAATTGTAGGAGGCGCTGGTGGCGCTGGATCTTTTTATGGCGGTGGTGGAGGCGGTGGTGGTATCGTTCTTGATAGTGATGGTTTTACCGTAGCAGCACAAAGTTATCCAATTTCAATTGGTGGTGGTGGAAATGGTCCAAATAATAATAGTTCACCTGGAAGTCCAGGGGCTAATTCAACAGGTCTAGGTTTTACAGGCTTAGGCGGAGGCCATGGTGGCGGCGGTGGCGGCGGCGGTGGTGCTGAAGCCGGCGGATGCGGCGGTGGTGGCGGCGGTGGTCAAGGTGGTAGTACAAATGCAACTCAACCCGGACAGTCTAGTCCAGGAGCATCAAACTTTGGTAATGGCGGAGGTTCAGGTAATAATGGATCCGGTGGTGGTGGAGGAAATGCTGCAGGATCAAGTGGTGGATCTGGTCCAGGTGGAGCAGGAAAAGATGTAGCTCCTACAGTAGGACCTGCACCTGCAATTCCTAACTCTGGAGTTTATTCTCGAGGTGGTGGTGGACAAGGTGCTGGTCAAGGTGCTGGAGCAATTGGTGCAGCAAATACAGGTAATGGAGGCGGCGGAGATAACTATGGTGGTGGTAGAGGAGCCGGAGGATCAGGAGTTGTAGTTATAAAATATAAATTTCAATAGGTAAAAATTATGGCACATTTTGCAAAAATAAACGAAAATAAAGAAGTCCTAACAGTTAATGTAGTAGACAATGAAAATGCTACAGACGAAGCTACAGGGCAAGCATATTTAGAAATACATAGTAATTGGCCTGCAAACATGTGGATTCAAACTTCTTATAATACACAAGCTAATGAACATAGATTAGGTGGAACACCTTTTAGAGGAAATTATGCAGGAGTAGGTTCTGAATGGGATGATGTTAATCAAATTTTTTGGCTTCTAAAACCGCACTCATCTTGGATAAAACATATTGACTCTGCTTCATGGAAATCACCAATTGGTGATGCACCAGTTTTAACATCTGAACAAACTTCACAAAATGAAGCTAACACTCATATATGGGTTTATGTTTGGAATGAAGATGGACAGACTTGGGACTTGACAGATATAAAAGAATAAGTAAAAATAGTGGTGGTATGGAAAAGAAAGTATTAAGCGAACAAGCATTATATGTCGGTGATGTTTCAATGCCTAAAGGTTTTGAAATTGATAGAAATGAATTAAGAGCAAATATTTTAGAATCATCTGTCGATAATACGGGTTTTAAATTTTCAAGAAGTTGGGATAAGTTAAATACTTACATACCAGAAAATATGAATCTTAAATATAAACTCAAATTAAAACAAAAATTATCTTGGGGAAATTTTTATAAAGCTTCAACTAGTACCCCACCTTTATTAGAAGTAGATTTAATGAATCTTAATAACTCTGCAGATTTTGTATTGTTATATGGGGTGAACGTAAAAGATTGTTTAGTAAAAATTTTTTATGAAGACAATAGACAAAAAGCAGAAAGTTGGGATATAGAATTAATTAACAATATGTTCATCATGTTTCCATCAACCAATAGATACTACATAGCTAACAACTCAAGTGATTCATTAAATTTTGTGCAAACAATAACTTATGAAAGTTTATAAAAATTTTTTACCAAAGAAAGAATTTACAAAACTACAAAATCACATGATGGGGGTTAATATGCCTTGGTATTTTAATGATGGTGTAGTGGATAATGCAGATAAAAATTTTCAGTTTACATATATCTTTTTTAAAGATGGGAAAAAGAATTGTGGAGAATATTATTCTAATTTAGTACAACCTATTTTAAACAAAATAAAATTTAAAAACCTTGATAAAATTAAAGCAAATTTACTGACTAAAGATATAAAAAATACAGAACATGGTATGCATGTGGATCAACCAAAAGGGACAACAGGTATATTTTATATAAACACCTGTAATGGATACACTAAATTTAAAAATAATAAGATAGTAAAAAGCAAAGAAAACACTTACGTAGAATTTGATTCCTCACTACAACACACAGGATCTTCTTGCACAGATGAAAAAAGAAGAGTTGTTATTAACTTTAATTACTCATGAATTTATATAATCATTATTGGTATTTTAAATCTGTCATACCACCTAAACTTTGTGATGACATAATTAAATATGGATTATCACATTCAGAAACTATGGGCATAACAGGTGGATATGATGAGAATAAATTAACTAAAGATCAGCTTAAAGATATGAAGAAAAAAAGAAATTCTGATTTAGTTTGGTTAAACGACACTTGGATTTATAGAGAATTACATCCCTATATTTATGCAGCAAATAGTATGGCTGGCTGGAATTTTGAATGGAATAGAACAGAGTCTATACAATTTACAAAATATAAATTAAATCAATATTATGATTGGCATTGTGATAGTTGGGATAGACCCTACCAAAAAAAAGAAGGAGATCCTGATAATGGTAAGATTAGAAAATTATCTATGACCTGTCAATTGACAGATGGCTCCGAATATAAAGGAGGAGAACTAGAATTTGATTTTAGAAACAATGATCCAGATAAAAAATCTAATATACATAAATGCACTGAAATATTATCTAAAGGTTCTATTGTTGTATTTCCATCATTTGTGTGGCATAGAGTTAAACCTGTAACGAAAGGAAAAAGATATTCATTGGTAATGTGGAACCTAGGATATCCATTTAAATAATATGTTTAAAAAGAAAAAATATACAGTTATTCGTAAAGCAATATCAAAAGAGTTAGCTACATTTATTGCAAATTATTTTAATATGCAAAAGCAAGTTTATGATACTTGTAGAACACAAAGATACATATCACCTTACGAAACTATTATAGGTCATTATGAAAATCAAAATCAACAGATACCAGAAACATATAGTCAGTATGCAAATATTGCTATGGAAACTTTAATGTTAAAATGCCAACCTAAAATGGAAAAGGTTACAGGACTAAAGTTATATCCTGCATATACTTACGCAAGAATATATAAAAAAGGTGATGAACTTAAAAGACACAAAGATAGATTTAGTTGTGAGATATCTACTACTATGAATTTAGGTGGAGATAATTGGCCAATTTATTTAGAGCCATCTGGTAAAAAAGGCATGAAAGGAACTAAGATAGATCTAAAGCAAGGGGATATGTTAGTTTACTCTGGCTGCGAGCTAGAGCATTGGAGAGAAGAATTTAAAGGTAAAGAATGTGTTCAAGTATTTTTACACTATAATAATAGTAAAACACCTGGCGCTAAAGATAACCTATTTGATAAACGTATTCATTTGGGACTTCCTTCTTGGTTTAAAGGGTAGTATATTATGATGGAGACAGGACACCACCACATACCTCCTGTCTCCTTTATAATATTATGTCAATTCTAAAAAGATTTGTTAATGAATGTTTGGAGGATATTACATATCCAAAGACTCCAAGATCTTGGCATGTGCAAGGAATGTTAAAAGATAAATCTAATCAAATATTTAAATTTGATGTTAGGGGTATGTCTAAGGCAAGTGAAAACAAATTAGAAAAGTCAGGTAAATTAAATTCTAAGGCTGAAAAAATGGTGTTTGAAACAACCACCCATTGGGTTATATTGGATACCATAGAGATAAATAAGTACATAGAAAAACACAATATTACAGATATATTATTTGAAGATTTGATATCCGAACTAGAATGGAATATAGTACTACCAAAATAATAAAAAGCATATACAATGAGGAACTATGCTACAAAAACTAGGTTTTGCTCCAGGATTTAATAAACAAGTTACCGAAACCGGTGCCGAGGGGCAATGGTTTGATGGAGATAACGTACGTTTTAGATATGGTTCACCAGAAAAAATAGGTGGTTGGCAACAATTAGGTATAGAAAAATTAACTGGTGCCGCAAGAGCTATACACAATTGGGACGATAATGTAGGTATAAAGTACTCTGCAATTGGTACCAATAGAATTCTTTATGTTTTTTCAGATGGTCAATACTATGATATTCACCCAATAAGAACTACAATTACTGGCGCAAATTTCACAAGTACAGCAGGTTCATCCACGGTCACAATAACTGTTTCATCTGACCATGGTCTGATAGATAATGATATAGTATTGTTTGACACTGTTTCCGGATTATCTGGATCTACTTTTACAAATGCTACATTTGAAGATAAAAAATTCATGGTAACTTCTGTACCGGGTAGTAAAACTTTTACAATTACAATGGCTACTAACGAAGTCGGCACGCCTGTGACTAATGCTGGTACTGCTTCTGTCTTATGTTATTTTAATGTAGGACCTGCTACACAAGAATCCGGTTTTGGTTGGAGTTCAGGTTTATTTGGTGGTGGAATAAATGGAGCCACAACTAACACTCTTGCGACTGCATTAACGGATACAACAACGACCAACATTGTTCTTGCTAGTTCAAACGCGTTTCCGGCATCGGGGACAATAAGAATAGGGGCAGAGGATATATCTTACACAGCCAATAACACAGGAACAAATACTTTAAGTGGTGGAGCTAGATCGGCAAATGGGACCACTGCAACTACACATTCTCAAAATGCTATTATTACAAATATTACAAATTTTAACGGATGGGGTCAAGCTTCATCAACTACACAGTTTACTCTTAACCCTGGTTTATGGGTTCTTGATAATTTTGGTACAAAATTAATTGCTCTTATTTATAACGGAGAATGTTTTGAATGGGATGCCTCAGCATTAAATTCTTTTACTACTCGGGCAACTATTATTTCAGGTGCACCAACTGCATCACGTCACATGGTAGTATCAACACCAGACAGACACTTAGTATTTTTTGGGACAGAAACAACTATTGGAGATAAAACTACACAAGATGATATGTTTATTAGATTCTCGGATCAAGAAAATATTAATGAGTATACTGTAAAAGCAGAAAATACAGCAGGCACTCAAAGACTTGCTGCAGGATCTAGAATCATGTCTGCTATTAAAGGTAGGGATGCTCTTTATATATGGACTGATACTGCATTATTTTTAATGCAATTTGTTGGACAACCTTTTACTTTTGCATTTCAACAAGCAGGGACTAACTGTGGGTTGATTGGTAAAAATGCTTGTATCGAAGTTAATGGTGCCGCATATTGGATGTCTGATAATGGGTTTTTTACTTATGATGGTCAATTAAGATCCATGCCTTGTCTAGTTGAAGATTTTGTTTATTCAGTAGATCCTGGACTTGGGATAAATATAGTGACAAGAGATTTAGTTACTTGTGGAATAAATAATTTATATGGAGAGATAAATTGGTTCTACTGTTCAGCTACAGCTGCTTCAGTCGATAGAGTGGTTACTTACAATTACGTGGATTCATCAAACGAAAGACCTATTTGGACAACAGGATCTTTAAATAGATCTGCTTGGGTAGATTCTTCTGTGTACGAAAAACCTCATGCAACACTTTATAATCCTAATGATGATGCCTCTTTTGATGTTACTGGAAATGTGGACGGAAGTAGTATATACTATCAACACGAAACAGGGACCGATCAAGTTAATGCCGGCAATGTTATTACTGCTGTTAATGCTAACATTCTTTCTGGTGATTTTGACATTACTCAAAAAAGAAGTAATACAGGTCAAGCGGTAGGGACTCCTGACTTAAGAGGTGATGGTGAATATATGATGAGAATAAGTAGATTTATACCAGATTTTATAGAACAAACAGGTGATACTGAAATTAGTTTTACAACAAGAAACTACCCTAATACCGCTGCAACAACTACAAATTTTACATCAACCGAAACTACAAATTTTAAAAGTACTAGACTTAGAGCTAGATCAATTGCTTTAAAAGTATCTAATACTGGAACTGGAAAAAATTGGAAGCTGGGTACTTTTAGATTAGATATAGCACCAGGAGGAATGAGATAATGGCTACTGACCAAGAGATACGAGATAGAGGTTTTTTATATATACCCAAACAAGAATATTTACAAAACCCATATAATCTACCTATAGCACCAGTGCCACCGGCAGCACCTGCAAGTGGGGGTATAACAAATACTAATGCTTTTACAAATAGTGGTGGTGATGATTTTAGTTCAACAGGAAATGCTTTTGGTTATGGTTCTCCTGTAAATGAAGTTAATGTAAGAACATTTAACCCTCAAAAACTTGATGGACCACAAATGCCTTCTGAATTAGGTTTTTCTAATAACACCGTTCCTCTTGGAAACAATAACATAAGTGTTTCTCAACTTGGAATAGGTATTCCGGGAGGACAAGTACAAAACACATACACAAGAGCTAGGAATGCTATGGGAATAAGAGGAGACGACACTATGTCAAAAGACTATCCTCAGTTTACTGCAGAACAAGTTGCTAAGTTTGCTAATAATAGCATATCAGATTACAGACAGAACTACCAAGCAAACTACAATAGTCCTTATGATGATACTGTAGATTTAGGTTACAAGGGTAGAGATACTTCAACTAGTTTAGAAGGCAGGATCGGTAAAGATGGAATAAGAAGAAGAAGCAGTCTTGGTAAAATAATGAGCATGTTTCCTAGCGTTACCAATGTAGTAAAAAAAGGAACTCAATTGTTACAAGATAAATTTCCAAATTCAAATGGACCAGGTGGCGGGAGTTATGGTATAGCTGGATTAAGTGATGCTCGAAAAGAACAGTATAATGCTTTAGCAAAAGGAAACATGTTGTTTGGTGGTGAACAAGGTTTTAAAACTTTAACAGGTAAAAACTTTACAGGTAAAGGTTACATGGAAGGACAAATGGATTTAGCTAAAGGTTTTGGTTTTGATACTATGACCGAGGAAGAGATTGAGGATGAACTAGCTAAGACAAAAGCAAATCCAAAACAACAATTTAAATATAAACAAATGTTAGAATCATCTAAAATGTATCAAACAACTCAGAAACAAAAAGAAAAACAAAAAGAAGAGTTTAATAAACCAGGCGGAACTGGAGAACAAGTTGCAAATATTCAAGCTAGAGTTGACCGACAATATCAAGATCAAATGACTAGAGATGGTAGAGATTTTTCTGTAAGTGGTCCAGACACGTCTTCCAACCCAACAGGTAAAAGTAACCAAGCTAGTTCTGAAAGAGGTTATCAAATGCATGGAGCCGATGGTGGTAGAGCCGGATACTTCTTTGGTGGTAGAGTAAATTTTAAAAACGGAGGACTAGCAAGTATTTTATAATGGCAAAAATTGTACAATCATTAACGAGAGCATCAAAAGAATATGAACAAACTAACATGCAATCATTGGTAAGAGACCTTGATGGTATTGTAACAAAATTAAATTCTTCTTTTCAGGAAGAAGTAAAACAGGAGATAGAAGCTAAAAGTTTCTTTTTAGAATAATGGCAGTAGTAAACCAATATAAATTTAAAGGTATAGATAACAATACAACAGGGAATGCTTTGGTTCCATTAGGAGCAGGTTTTCCAGCTGTCAATGAAACTATAATTATTAAATCATTGTTTGTCACATCTGCATCTACACCCACAGTAACGGTTACAAACAATGGTATTACAACTATTAAATCAGCAGCATTAACAGCTGATGTTACTACACAGTTATTAACTCAACCATTAATAGTAGAAGGTGGTAGTGCTTTTACAGTGCAGTCAAGTAACACGGGTTCATTTGACATAGCTATCAGCTACTTAAACATCAAAAAGGAGAAAATAGACTAATGATAACATTGATACCAAAAGAAATAATAACTACTATTTCAAACAATAAAACAGGAATTGTTTACGAAAGTGAAGAAGCTTTAAAAGCAGCTAATATACCTGACGAAGATATTAAAAGAGATGTTAGAGTCATAATGCCAGCTCTTGATTTGTCTGCAGAAACAAAGTAAAACAGATAAACTAAGGATAAATTTATGGCAATTTCAAACATGCAACAACCTAGACAAATGTACAATCAGGGTATGATGGTTCATGACCCTAGACAAGCCTATGGTTTAGGTGGTTTTATCAAGAAAGCTGTTCGTGGTGTTAAGAAAATTGCTAAGAGTCCTATAGGTAAGATGGCACTAATAGGTGGTCTTGGTTATTTAGGTGGCGGTATGTTAGGTGGTACCGGTGGTATGTCTAACTTCAGGGCATTAGGTGGAGCTTTTAAAGGTCTTGGTGGAAAAACATTAAGTGGTCTACAAAGTAAAAAAGGTGTCATGGGTACTTTTGGTAACATGTTTAGAAAAGATGGTGAAGCCGATAACGATTTTAGTATGGGTAGAATATTAGCAGGTGGCTTAGGTGCTACAGCTTTGGCAATGCCTTTCCTAGGTGGTAAAGAAGAACCAGAAGTTGAAGAAGAACAAATGGATCCCGCTTATCAAACACAAAGAGCAAGAGATTATTATAGTCAAACAGGAACTAAAGGTATTGGTTTAGATTTTATGCCAGACAAAGCATATGTTAAACAAAATTTTTATGCAGCTGACGGCGGTCGAGCCGGTTATGCAATGGGTGGTAATATAGAAGAAGAAGATGAAGAAGAATTTATTAGATCAGGAGCAGGTCAAAGCAGAAGACAACCTATGGCATTTTTAGCAATGGGTGGTGGCGCAGGTGATGAGCAAGCAAAACAAATGCTTCAAGCAGAATTTGTAAAATACAAAAACAAAGGTGGAGATTTATCTTTTGAACAATTTGTTCAAGCAGTAATGCAACAACAGCAACAATCTCAAGGTATGGAACAACCTACTATGATGGCAGCTAATGGCGGAATGGCTGGTATGAGTGTACCAGGATACGGAACACCAGCAGGCACAAATCAATTTGGTTATCCTAGTGGTGGTGTAAGAGTTGGTAAAGCTGAAGGTGGAATCATGGAAACTGAAGAAGCATCAGAAATGATTGACATGAATGGCAATGAAAAAGATTACAGAGAAACAGGTGGGTTTGTAGAAATGGGTGGCGAAGAAAGAGCCGATGATGTACCTGCAAGATTAAGTAAAAACGAATTTGTATTTACTGCAGATGCTGTAAGAAATGCAGGCGGTGGAGATATAGATAGAGGATCTGAAGTTATGCAAAACTTAATGGATAATCTAGAACAAGGTGGACAAGTTTCAGAAGACTCACAAGGTTTAGGTGGTGGAGAAGAAATGATGTCAGAAGAAATTATAGAAGAACCAGACGGCGCGCAAGCAATGTATGAACAACAACAAGCATTACAATCAAGGATGGCATAATGGCAATAGGAGAATTTTTAGAACCCGCAATAAAAGATTACGCAACACAGGCTAAGGCTACTTACTCTGCACCTATTGATACATCTACATTTGCACAGCAAATTGCTGGACAAGATGCAATGCAAACAAGAGCAGCCGATCTTGCTACGCAAGGTGTAGGTTCTTACTCACCGTTTTTAACTGCAGCAAAAGCTGCACAACAACAGGGGGCCGGGGCTCTGGGACAATCGGCACAAACTGTTGGTGGACTAAGTGCTTTAACTGGACCACAAGCTTATCAACCTTTCATGTCTCCGTATCAATCACAAGTTATTGATGCAACGTTATCAGAGTTTGATAGATCGAGATTAGGTGGACAACAAAATATTAGAGATGCCGCAGTAAATTCAGGTAACTTTGGTGGTGGTAGAGAAGGAGCTATGATGGGTCAATACAATGCAGACTCACTAGCAGATAGATCAGCGCTACAAGCACAAATG